TCGCGTCCGCGCCGTAGCGCGCTGGGTCCACCCCGACGATGATGGGCGCGGACAAGTCCTTGTACTTCTCCCGACCCATTGCCTCGTCCACGATGTCCGACCCAATGAACTGGTCATCCCCCGCGCTGGGGAACATCCCGTAGACCTCGACGTGCGCTTGACTTGAGTCCGGCCCGTACTCCTGAATGATCCGCTCGTAGACCTGTTTGTCCGTACCCTCGACCGTGCGCGCATCCACCACCTTGGTTTTCCAAAACGCCCGCTTGGAGTTAAACGCTTCGTAGAAGTACCCCGTGTTGCGGCGCGGGTTGGAGAACGCCAGCCAAAAGCGGTTGGGTGTGTTCTCCGTAAAGAAGCCAGCCGTCACCGCCCAGATCGTGTCGTCAATACCGGACGCCTCATCAAACACCACCAGCACGCCGTCGTAGTTATGCACACCCGCGTAGGCGTCGGGGTTCTCCGCTGACCACAGCCGCCCCTCCACGCCCCAGTACCTGGTGCCCTTCTTCAAATCCCGCTCAACCAGTTCAGTCAGCCACTTAGCGGGCATGACTCTGGTCGCGCTCACCTCAAACCAATGGGAGTTGATCGCCATCGCCAGCCACTTGGTGATCTCGGCCCAGGTGATTGAGCGTAGCTGAGACTCCGAGTTGGCCGAGATAATGGTTGTGGACCCGATGCGCGTTGCCAGCATCCAGATCGTGATCCAACTCACCAAGGCCGACTTGCCAATACCGCGCCCGGACGAGATGGCCGATTGCAGTACGTTGTAGTCCAACTGACCCTTGTTTTCTTGGATGTGGTCGGCAATCTCTTGCAGCACCTCGCGCTGCCACTTGCGTGGCCCCTTGAAGTTTTCCAGCGGCGTACCCTTGACGCTCCACGGGAATACCAAAGCCACAAAATTGAGCGGGTTGTCCTTGATGCGCGGCGTCCACAGACGCGCCATCAGGGCTTGTTCGTCTTCAGCGCTGTATCTGGTGGACTGCATCGACTACCTCAATGACGCGCATCTCTGCTTCTTGCAGCGCCTGCGTGATGGATATGCGCTGGTCGATGTCCACCGTGATGGATTGCTTGGCGACCCAGCCGTGCTGGTGTTTCAAGATTTCAAGCGCCGCCTTGGCGTCACCCTCTTTGGCTGCTTTGTGCAACACGTCGGCCATCTCGCGCTCGCCGTCAGCCTTACCCTTGATCGCGGCCATCTCGGCCAGTGGGTCAAATTGGCATAGGTGGCGGTACTCCTCTGGCCGCATCCCCGACGCCAGGGCCAGCGTGTCGCCCTTGAGTCCTAGCTTGGCAGCGTCGTATATCGCCTGCAAGCGCGATTCGGTTGCTTGGACGTGTCGGACAGTAAGCGGCAATGACTTGAACAATCAATTCTCCTGCGCCTGGGGCGTGTGCTTTGGAGTGTATACCAAAAAAAATTTTGTTTGTGGCCCCTACGTTTACGTTGGCCCTTTGCGTCGGCCCTACCCCCTCCCCCTCGGCCAAAATCCTACACAAAATAGCAAGCATATAGTAGTCAGAATGGCAAGCATATAGTTAGCAAAATGGCAAGGGTAATGCTAGTCAGAATGGTAAGCATATTCCCTGGTCGATGTGGGTCATGTAGGCATGGCCTACCATGTTGCAGGCAGGCAGGCAGGCAGGCAGGCAGGCAGGCTCTAGCGTTGGCAGTGTTGGCTATCGTTGGCTATCAAATATGAAGATTTAAGGTGTTTTTGCTTATTTTTTAAGCATATTGTTATGTTGGCTATCAAAAACAAATAGCCAACATAGCCAACAATTGACGTTTTTGTTATGTTTACAGTCGTTTTTGCGGTTATTTGGCAGTGTTGGCAGTGTTGGCTATCGTTTTGCGAATTTCAGCCGAGCTAAAGCCCGTGTAAGATTTCACATTACATCATACAATTTCACATTATGAAATATATACAGTTACCCTAGGTTTGATAAATAAATAGCCAACATAGCCAACAAATACATCTCCCCATTGGAGAACTGCATAAAAATAGCACCACCGACAATGCGCCATGCATGGTGCCCACAAAATGAGCGTGCATTAGGGTAAACACCTAGAAAATAGTGCAACAAATTCCCTTACAATAATAAGCATGGCAACATCGCCATGCAGTAAAGTAAAGGTAAACAATGACAAAATCCGAAAAACGTGAGATTGCAATCACTTTAAAAATGCAGCACTTCGGCGCAAACTATGTTGCGCGCGCACTGTCCGCGCTCATTAGATCCGCGCGCACTGCGAAAAGTCACAATGAAATCATGGCTATAGCCCTCGACCTGGGCGTGACTAATAACCCTGAATTCATTGTTTAACCCAAGCGGCCGCACCGGCCGCTTTTAATCCACTACAGTAAAGGCAAACCATGCAAGCTCACCTTACCCTCAAATCGGCCAATGCAAAAACAGGCCCAATACCCGTAAGCACCACCGAAAAAAGCTCATGCCCTACAAACTGCGCCATGCGCGCAGAGTGTTACGCTGATAGCGGGCCGCTCGCGCTGCACTGGCGCGCAGTGAGCGCAGGCACGCGCGGCACCACCTGGGGCGCATTCACCCAAGCCATCGCAGCGCTGCCGGAAGGCCAATTGTGGCGTCATAATCAAGCCGGTGATCTGCCCCAAATCGACGGCACAATTGACGCTGTCAAATTAGGCCAATTGGTGCAGGCCAATAGCGGCCGTTGCGGGTTTACCTATTCGCACCATCGCGATGCTGCAAGCTTGGCATGGATTCGCCATGCCAATGCATGGGGTTTTACTGTCAATTTATCGGCCAATGATTTAAGCGACGCCGATTATTTGGCCGATACTGAATGCGGGCCGGTGGTGGTGGTGGTGCCAAGCACACAAACCCGCAACATCACCACACCCAAGGGCCGCGCTGTTGTTATCTGCCCTGCGACGCAACGCGACGATGTAAGCTGCGCGACGTGCCAATTGTGCCAGCGCCAGCGCGCGGCCATTGTGGCATTTCCAGCGCATGGCTCGCGCCATCGGGTTATAAATCTGCGCCTAGCGGCATAAGGGGCACACTATGAGCACTAAGACTATGCGCGCACGTTATCCCGGCCGGTGCGCGGCCACCGGCGCGCCGATCAAACCCGGTGCCTTGATTTATTACAACGGCCGGACTAAACGGGCGACGCTAGCCCCGGTCCTGAATACGATAACCCTTATGGGCGATCGCGGACCGGCGCACTTTACGCGCAACGCACGCGGCCGGTGCGAAGACGCACCATGCTGCGGATGTTGCACGATATGAAAAATCGATTTCAAACCCTAAGTGAAGCGCTAGAGTCCGAAGGGATCGCGCATATGTGGGACGGGCGACCGGTACCCTACGATACAACCTTGGGCCTTACCTATGATGACGGCACGCGGTATGGGCACTATGTGACTGTATACCGCGACGAAAAGGGTCTATACGAGCGGCCGGTGCATTACCGCCGGGGTTGAGGGCTATCTGCAAACGCTGCGCGCCAGCGTTTGCGGGCTATTCCTGGCCGCTACATTAAACGAAAGTAACCTATGAAAATCGGACAATATATCCATATCTCACTATATGGTAAACCCGAACGGGTCTTAATCCTAGCTATCCACCGCGCGGGCACTATTGACGTGCAGCGCAGCGACGGCGCGTGCTACCGGGTGAGCGGGCTATGATGCACCCCCTATTCGAGGCCATACTGCGCCTGTATGCACCACCGGCACCACCACCGACGCCCCAAGCCATCGACGCGGCCATGCTGGCCGATAAGCTGGCCGACGGGTACAACCTACGCAAAATCGACAACGCTATAAACCTGGAGCTAAAAAATGCATATCCTGAAAATTAATTCCACCACCTATTCGCTGGCGTCATTAGAACGCACGCTGGCCGTGCAGGCTATTGCAAGCAAAATCACCGGCAAGCATAAGCCCGTGCGGCCCAAGGCATCTAAACGCACTTACCCTACGTTTGGCGCGAATCTATCGACGCACGCTTATGTGCGCG